AAGTGCGTTGCCAACGGCCCTTGCGCGTGCATTTGGAATGTCAAATTCCATTGCATTCTTTTTTGATTTAGACATGATTGCAGCCGTTCCGGTGAATGTGATATGCTGTGCATCCGGATAGTTTGGAAGTGCTAAAATCTTGACAGTGGAACCAACACCGCCAGTGACATTGAAATTTGTTTCGTCGACCACATGCCATTCCTTGAAAACATAATCAGCATTTGCATTCTGGATGAACAAAGGCAAAAATAAATGAACTTTTCCATTGCCCAAATCCCTTTTCTGAATCCATTGTTCATTTGGTGCCTTATCCATAAAAGCATCAAATTCTGCGCGATTTTTAAATGCAAATTCTTCTGTTTCTTTACTCATAACCTTATTTGTTTCGACCACCTTTATTTGGCGGCATTGAATGAACTGTTTGTTTTCTCTTACTTCTTTTTGAATTTGGATCAGCTTTCTTTGCTGTGTTTTTTCTTCCTTTGCTCATTTTATTCAATTAATTGTTAAAAAATATTTCTCCACCATCCAACAGGATTTCACCATCTGCAACTGCAGAATGATCAAAATCACCCGTAATGTTGACGATAATTGTCATGCCTAAACTGGAAGCCATATCATCAAGTAGTTTTTTTGTTTTGTTGTCAATTGGTACATTGTCAATCCAAAGATATCGCATTGCTTTTGGTTTTTTACTAAGCAGATAATTTTGAAGCAACAAGCAAATCATTGGCTTTTGCGTTCCTGAATAGGATGACAATTTGCGTGGTTCCTTGTCTTTATTGCTGAAATACTTTGGATCATACATGCCATCATAAGTCAAATAAATAGACAACTTTTCATCTTCACGGTCCACACAGATCTTCAAACCATCAACACCAGTTTCAACAGATGACAACATTTCAACATATTGATTTTTTAATTTCAACACCTCATTGTTTGCATCACTCCATTCAATGTATGCATCAACCATGTCACACTGCATGTTTGCTTCCTTTGCCTTGTCAATCTTCAACTGTATTTCAGAAACCTTTTCTTCTTTATTCTGATCTTCACCAACCTGTTCTTTTGATGCAGCAATATAATCAGACTTTAATTTTTCCAGTTTTTCCAAAAGATGAAAACCTTGTTGTTCTTGATCCCAACCAGATGATTTTGACACACATTTCCCATCAACATCAAATTGAATCAACTGGTGCTTATCTGACATGGATGGTTCTGGATTTTGAAAATTGTTTTCAATCAACTTTTTTATTTTATCATGACATGGCCCAGATAAAAGCAATTTGTTTTTCATGTTCCAAATTTTGAACAACACATCATCAAATGCATCTTTGTTTCCTTGGTGTTTCATGAATGCATCATCATATTCGCTTTGAATTTCATCATTATCAACACCAAGTTTCAAATTCAAGTCACGCATTTCAACAATCACTGCATCAGCTTGTGTTTTTAATTCCTGAAGTTTTTGAACCTTCTGTTCCTGTGCTGTACTATCAGAATAGACCAGTTTGTTCTTTTCATCTTCCAGTGATGCCAAATCAACACGAACTGGAATTGTGTTTGGTTGATCAATAAAAATCCCAAGTGGTTCCAGCTGATTGGCAAAACCACCAACTTTTTTTCTGTTGTGTTCTTTTTCGGATCTGGTGTTTTCAGCCAAATCAATTTTCCCTAATATGCTCTCAAGATATGCAGGATCTTTTTTGTCAAAAACAACACCAAGTTTGGCCAATTCAGATTTGTACAGTTTCAAAAGGATTTCACGCTGAACAGTTGTGTTTTCAGATGTTAATTCATCCATCTTCCAAGTCAGTTCCGTTTGAAGTGATTTCAAATATGTGGCTGGCGTTAACTTAACACCGTCAACAACTGGTTCCTTGATTACTTTGCCATCTGGATCTTTTGTGTAAATCACATATGCCAAATTTCCTTTCTTGTCTGACTTGCAACCCACAAACACACTTGTTTCACCATCCAACAGCTGTGTTTCTTGGTCCACCTTACCATACAATGTTTTATCTTTCAAGGTATCGCTTCCAAGCGTACCAAGCATTAATGATTTTTGCAATGTGGATTTTCCTGAACCAACATTTCCTTTGACAACAATCAGATTGTTCTTTGTGTCAAACTTCAACTTGCAACTTTGCAGAATACCAAACTGTTGATTGATATGAAGACCAATGATTTTTACTTCCTTTTTTTCCATCTATTCCTTTTTTCAACAGGATACCACCCCCGCTTGATTTAACAAATTACCAATTCATGCTTCCCTTCACCGTTCTTTAATAACAACATTTGTTTTGATGATCCAGCATCACCCAAACACATGAAAATTTCTTTTGAATCATACAAACCGCCCTTTTCATGCTTTTTTCCACCACTCCAAACCACATCCACTTCAATCAAATTTTCATCACCTTCCAACCTCAAACCAAGCGGTGTGATAATCTTAAAAAAAGTATTTGTGTTAATTCCCTTTTTCCCGTTCAGGAAATCATACAAAGTTGCAGATTTCACATTGATTTCTTTTGAAAATGACAATATGTTTCCACGTCTGTTGATCTTCTCACGGATCAAACTAATTGTTTCTTTAATTTTGTTTTTCATGTTCTCCAAATATTTTGCTGACAACCCCAATCCATTGAATGTACCAATCAAAAACCATCTGTGCATGTGATTCCAGAAATTTATCTTCATCAAATTCCGGCACCATGATTTGCATCAAATCATATATTTTGGGAATGCCATTTGTTGTTTTGAAATATTCATTCAGGTTGTGAAACACATCCTGCATCTTCAAATCCTTGTGTCCTGCATACGTCACAAATATATATGATGACAACTGGACCAAAGAACCAACTGGAACAACACATGTTTGACTTGGTTCACCAAACATGACCATTGGAACCATGTCATGCCTGTGTATCTGTTTACGTTTGTTAAATAAACCGCGCCTTCCTTTAATCCTGTACAAAGAACCAAAGCAATCAGCACCACCCCAATCAATTGATTTTTCTTTTCCCAATCTCTTTTTCAATTAAATAATTATCAAACTTTTTCAAATCTGGTAATTGTAAACAACCAACAATGGCCCTTCTGTAATTTTCTCTATGAAGTATTGATGCAATTCCTGCATCTTCACCTTCATATTTGGTGCCTTGATACTTGTTGTTATTTATACTATCCATTCTACAAATGTATACCTTTTTTGGTATAAACAAAATAAAATCAAGATTTTTTTTGACCTGTTGCAATTTCAACATAATCATTCCATCCGAAATCCTTCAACTTGTATTCGTGGCAGATTAATGAAACAACAATGTCACGAAGGCCAATATTGTAAACCCTGCAATCCCAAAGGTGATTTTGTGCGTTCTGTGCTACCTTCACCCACAAAGCTGATATTCCTTCACCATCCTTGTCTTTTTCAATCACACGGTGTTCTGATTCGTAATGTGCAAAGAAATTATTGAAAAGATACAATCCCCCGGACGGTGTTGGGAAATTCATGAAGTCAGATGGTTGTTGTTTTTCGCTTCCTTCCTTCCATTTGTTACGCATAGAAACAGCGAGATCATCCTTCACCTGGTTAATATCAACCAAATAAAGGTCAGAACGTTTTCTGGATTTCTTGAATGTCGGTGTGTCAGCATTGAATTTTCTGTGCTTGTCTGGATCTTTACCTTTTACAGCAATCACAAAGTTGTTTGTGTTGCTGATGAATGTAAACGGCGTGTTCCCGTAAACATTTCCCGTGTCAATACCTGTCAACAGAATTTTCATTGGCTTTCCTTGATCCCGTGGAATTTCTGAACCAATAATTTCTTCAAACACGTCCCACACATTATTTTCTTCATCAACATTGTAAGTCCACCGCAATCTGTCATCCTTTTCTTTTTGCTGTGGCGTTTGATTTGGGATAAAAGTTCCAATACTACCATGCTTCACGCTGTAACTTGGACCAGCTTCAGACCATGCAATGATTTCATAATCCAAACGTGAATCATCCATTAATCCATTCAAATCACATGCACAGGTCAACAAAACAATACTACCATTCCCGTCCTTGATGGACAACTTTTCTGGAATAATACCAATTTCATATGACCTGACATTTTTCTGCAGTGCATTGGCTTTTGGGACTTCACCCAATTCTTCAAACGTTTCCCCCAATACAAGATTGACAAACGTTTGCATCTTTTTTGTTTTCTGTGGTGCATTTATTGGATTGGCTTTGATGTACTGACGAACGTAATGTTCCCAATCATACATTCCCGGTGGTGCATAAAGTGAACTGATGTGGTAAGAATAATAACCTGGCTCACTTGGTGTGGCCGTTGCTTTCCATTCACCAGCCAAATTCATTTCATATTTGTGTGCATCAGTGAAAAATTGATGGCATTCCTGGCACGTATAACCAACAGATCCTTCAACCAATTCGCCGTTTTCATCCCGTTGATATGTGATCCCGTATGATTCACCATCAATGTCAATCTTCCAGTGTAATATGATCATCACACCGCAACATGGACATGGAACAAAATATTTTCTTTGATCACCTAGCAAATAAGCTGGTTCAATATTGCTGGTCTGTTTTACTTCAGGTGTGGAAATATAATTGACTTTTCGTTTGTCGGCGTATGCTGCAAAACGTTGATCAATCATTTCACGTGTGGATCCAGATTCCTTGGTTGATTGTTTAGCTGCATCAAAATCATCAATGAATCCATACCTGACTGACCTTTGACGCAACAATTTGTGATTTCCTGCAGATCCTGAAACAAGGGATCCACCAGGAAATTCTTTTCCTTTGTTCGTGTCACCTGTTTTTTGATTCTTCTTCCTTTGAATGCTGGACCGTATCAAGTGACGCAAACCGGCACCGTCAATCATGTGATCAACCTTTTCAACAGATTCTTCAGAAAGTTCTGAATGTCCAGTCAACAACAAGATGTTTCCAGGGCTTTGTGCAATAATATACCCAATCGCGTTTTCAATAACTCCAACACTAAATCCAATTTGTGCACCTTTCATTGTTACAATGGTGTGTGCTGGATCATTTGGTGACATACGATCCAACACCTCCCGAAGATAAGGCGTTTTGTTGAATCTGAACGGACCAGGAAACGGTGAAACTTCAGATGTCATCACCCTGTTGTTTTCAGCCCATTCAGATGGTTTTTCATTTGAAAGTAGATACCCAGCACTTTCAATGAGTTCTTCAGCTTGTGCCAGATAATCAACCATTATTTTTCAGCCTTTTCAGGAATGTCAAACTTCTGAACTTCCTTTGCACCTTCTTCAGCTTCAACAAATTCTTTGTGTTTGTTTGTTGTACATGTCCATGAATTACCCATGTCGAACAGATGCAATGATGCCACAACAGTTTTGTTGCCAATGTAATTATCAACCTTACTTTTAACAATTTCAATTGCTTCTTCTTTTGAATACTTTTCTGCATCCGTGTGACCATTAAAAACTTTTTTTGCCATTTCTTACTTTTTATTAATTAATAATTACCAAATTTAATATTTTTTAATAACACCCAATAAAAAAGCTTGAGCGCACGCGGTGACAACTGAACTGTTGCCGGGCAAACCGTGTTTTTTATTGGGGCGTTATCCCTTTTCACCAACACCCCTTTTTTCTGAATAATCTTTTACAATTACCCTGACAGCTTTTTTGCTTTCAACCTGTGCTTCAACAATTCCTTCATTTATCATTTCAATCAATTTCCCACGAAGATCTGCAATGTCATCCCGCTTCAATCTTGCACGTTTAGCAATATCCATTATAAAATTGTCAGCTGCCTGATGAAATGAAGTAGTCACGCTTTTGAATTGCTGTGCAAATAAATCTTTGACAAGATCAGTTGGAATCACATCACCCATTGTTTTCGCCAACTTTACTTTTGCAATCTGCAGATCAATTTCTTTCTTTTCAAGATCTGCATTTTTAATTCTTGTTTCAACATTGTATTTTTCACGCACCCTCTGTTCCCGTTCTGCTTCAGATTCATCTGACACAACAACAACTGGTTTGATTTCTTTTTTCTTTGCAGATGTTTTTGATGTTGCTTTGGGTGTACCTTCCAAACGCTTTTCCATGAATTCTGTATTCATTGGATACTTCTTTGGATTGGTGTCAATCTTTTTGTTTGAATTCAAAACAACTTTGCCGCGCTTAATGTTCACAGCCAAATTTCCTTTTGAAATTCCACAGATTTCATAAAATTCTTTTCTTGAATATTCTGCCATCTAATTTTTGAAAATATTTTGTTGACCACCTGTTGCCCTGCACAAGTATCAACGGTTTCCATCCTTTCTTAAAACAAAAGTAATAAATAAAAGGATAACACGTCAACAAAAAAGTCAACATACCTTGAAATACGGCTATACATGTTAAAAAACGGGGCTTCGCATATTT